AAAGAATGGTCTGCTGATGGTAATGACATAAAAATCCTTAACTATTTGAATATGGAGGTGGGTTGGGCGGAAGGTTACCACCTTGATTGCCGTTATCCGCCATAGGTCTAAGTGCTTGACTTAGACTTTGCCTCATTGGTATATTTCCTTGATCACTTGTGGGTGTTGTATATGGATCATTAACAAATGATGCACGTTGTGTTAACGCCCCAGTTTCATAATCCAGCCCTGTTCTCACATTCTCGGAAATCTTAACCCACATGGCTCCGTCATATCTAAACAAGCGATTCGGAAAGTAGTCTAATCTTAGTGCGTAATCGCCGATTTTTGGATGCGGAGGGAAAGCAACACCCGGTGTGACGGGCAACCCATTTGGTGCAGTGGTGCCTCCTGTCAGATAACCTAATGTATATCCCCATCCAGTTGGTGATATGGCTTCTTCTCCGTTCGGGCCATCAATAGCCGGGGCTGGCTGACCATTCGGGTACGTTGGTTGAATGTAAAAATTATTCACATCATATCCACTTAGAGGAACCTCTACTGCGGCCTGTACCAGAATTGCGTCGTTAATTGCTAAATCTGTATTTCTGGTAGAATCAGAATCAGCAATTGTATTAGGATTGGTTATCACTTCCCAGTAATTTGTATCTGTAATTGGTGTGCCCGGTGGAACAGGTTGTTTAGCTTTGTAATATGTGTTACCGTCATTTACGATTGTGTTTGCAGGATAGAAATTCCCCGAATCCCATATATTTTCCGGCATAAATGGCTGATTAAGAATGGTCTGGTATTCCTGTGCATTAACCATAGGAGTAGCCTTCATTCTCCACAAGTGAGGAAGCCATGTTTGACTAAATCCTTCGCTTGCAAATGTCGCATCTTGAATCACATAGTATCTTGGTAGTGCTCTTGGTATACTTGGATCTAATGGATTGTAATCCTTCAAGTTCGGCACCTCCAGAACATCCCCACTCATCAGTTTACGGCCAAATGTATCTATCATATTATTATAATGGGTTGTTAAAAATACAGTGTCGTTGCTAAGAAATAGGCCAAATTGAGTTAAATTGAAGTCAATATCGTGGGTATTATATACCATACGCATGATAAAAATATCTGGGTCATACACTCGGTCTCGGTTCTCCAATAAGAGTAAGTCTTCAATAAATAACGGATTTTCAGTATCATAAACCGGGACAGTGGCATCTGCATTTCCAGAATCTCCTGTTTGTGGGCCGAGGTATTTGTGGACATAAATATCTACCCCACCAACTGTGTACATTTCAGAGATAACTTTATCTAAATATTGGTAATCGTTGGTTCTATTCGGACGGTATAAGCTTAATCTTGGCATCTTTTGACTCCTGCTTATTATTTAGGGTTTAAGTTTACATTTATTTCTTGACAAACCAACCTACGTCGTTTATAGTGAGAGATATGGCAAAACCAAATACAAAACAAAAACCTAAGAGCACTCCTACCAAGCGTATAGCCAAGCCAAAGGAATCTAAAAGTTCTACTGGCATAAAGCCGTTCGTGTTTAGAACGCCTGATTATAAATTTCTTGGAGATGAGCCTACTTGGGAGGTTCAACCCACTCCGTCTGAACGTAAAATCCGGCTTATCAAAGCGTTTCGTTGGTATGGGTATTATTTTCAAAACAAAGAAGCCAAGGAAATGATTATCCAGTGGCTTGAGGCCAATAATCGTCATGCTGAATCTAAATCAGTAAAGGCTACCCCTGATACTTATGTGCCCATGTCAGTAGCATGGACATGTCGGGCTAATTTGGTGGGCCTAGAGTTGACAGAACAAGAACTTCAAACGGTTAATGATGGGATCACCAATTTTCTCACTTTAAAACTGACAGTGGTCAGTGATAGTGCACCAGAGGAACCAAAAGTCACCATACAAGATCGCCTCAAGGAGAAAATAATTGACTGTTCCAGCGAAATTGATGGGATGTTTGATGATTTCATCAGAGCCGGGGCGAAAATGACCGCTGACTTTAAGCCTATTAGTATCTTTAGGAGCATGAATGCCCCTCCACAGATGATTTCGTACATCTCCGATATCTGGAAGAGGGAATTAGCTGAGTTTGAAGAGGTTATTAAGGGTAAAGATAAGGAATTAGCAGAATCATATGATAAGTATAGCAAGATTCAGATGCGTAGCCTTGTAAAGTTTGCCGAACAAGTGATAGCGGATTGCTCAAGCTACGTGCAAGTCAAGAAATCTGAACGCAAGCCACGTGCCAAGAAGGCTGTTTCTCCTGAGAAGCTTGCGTCAAAGTTTAAATATCTCAAAGAGTTCCCAGAACTGAAGCTGAAATCAGAGGCACCTGCAAAATTAGTTGCGGCTACGGAAGCATTTTTATATGATACGGCCAAGAGGAAGCTAATTTATGTAGTTGCTGACAGTAATGCCGGTTCCTTGACCATCAAAGGTTCAAGTATTGTCGGATTTGATGAAACTCTAACTGTTCAAAAAACCTTGAGAAAGCCAGCCGACCAGATTAAACAGGTTATCGGAGGTGGAAAGCCAGCCGCTCGTAAAGCCTTCAAGGAGATCAAAGCCACCGATGTAAAATGGAGTGGGCGTAGTAATGAAAATCTTGTTATTCTAAAGGCATGGTGACCGCATAAATACAGTATAGGAGTTACTGTAATATGAGCGATACAACCTTAGAATTCTTGAAACAAGATCTCATTGAGTATGTGAGATTGCAACTTGCCGATGAGATCATTGATATTGAATTAGACCCGGCGCATTACGAGTCCGCATATCAACGAACATTAGGAGTGTATCGTCAACGTGCAGAGAATGCTTACGAGGAAAGCTATTCTTTTATGGAATTAGTTAATAACGTAAGCATTTATACGTTGCCACAGGAAGTAGTAACGGTCAGACAAATATTTCGTAGAACATTTGGTGATAGCACCGGGCCATATGCCAGTAATTTTGACCCATTCAGTCAAGCCTCTTTAAATGTCTATCTGATGAATTTTAACGTGGCCGGTGGACTCGCTACCTATGATTTCTATTCTCAGTATGTTGAGCTTGCTGGGCGTATGTTCGGGGCATATCTGAACTACACATTCAATCCTGTAACTAAGAAATTACAACTCATCCGAAATCCGAATGGGACTGGAGAAGAAGTCCTTCTTTGGACATACAATCTGAAACCAGAGATTACTCTGTTGAGCGACTTCCAGATTCAACAGTGGATTCGTGACTATATGCTTGCTAACTGTAAGCTTATCATAGGCGAAGCCCGTGAAAAGTTTGCTACAATTGCTGGTCCACAAGGAGGCGGTTCACTTAATGGCAGTGCCATGAAGACAGAGGCCAAGGAAGCAATGGAAAAACTTATTGAAGACTTGAAAAATTATGTTGATGGATCTGCTCCAATAACATGGGTAATTGGATAATACCAGAAATTTTATCATTTGTCAAGCAACAATAGGGTCATATTATGAAAATTGGTGATATTATATTTGAATATGCCCATCTTCCATATGGAAAAATCCAGACAACGACAAAGCGACAAAATGCTATTCGTAAAATAGAAGGATTGGACGATGGCGAAAAAATAGATGGGTTATCGGGTGACCATAAATATAATCATGGACATAAAAACCAACCTAACAAACGTAATAAAAAACGACACGACCCGTAACAAATCGGCGCTGAAATATCTATATAAAAGAAATCCTGATTTATGGGATAATGTTGTTGCTTTAACAACCTTCCTTCCAACAGACGCAAAACCCAAGCAACGTGTATGGCATATATTAAATGATATATGGAATATACCGACATGTCCAGAAACTGGAAAACAAGTTAAATGGTACGAGAACCGATATCTAACATATAGTTCATTTGCGGCATCCAGAAAAGACGTTGCTAAAAAAGTTAGCAAAACAATCACTGGGAATGGACATTGGAGAAATAAAGATAAAAAGAAAGCACAGGACGCAGATAAAAAATTTACCGAAGGTTTGAAAAATGGTGAA